CCAATAAATTGTGCCAGTATATCTTTTCGTTCTCTTTGAGATTTATCTATAAAAAGTGCGTTATTACCTTGAAGTGAAAGAGTGGTAAGAACAAAGTCATCATATGTTCCTAAATACTGTTGGATAATTTGGTTTGTATCTCGTCTTTGCTCCCCGTTCAAAGAAGTGATTACACCATCTTCTTCTTGCCAAAAGTTTACATCCACTTTTACATTTTTTCCTTTGTTTACTATTGATGCAGTTCTTTCTATAAAATAATCAATACCATCAATTTCAAAATTAAACTTACACTCAAAACTTGTTTTTCGGTTATTTAAAATATGTTTGGCTAAATAAGTACGAGATGTTTTATCATAAACACAAAACGAAAGTGCATCAAATAAAGAAGATTTACCACTAGCATTTGGAGCAAATATACCTATAATACCTTTGGCTTTGTTAAATCTAATTTTATTGTTTTCTCCATAAGAGAACATATTTGAAAATTCAAATTCTTTTGGATACCATACAATATTTTTTGTCATATTTGTATCATCAGTATTTGAATTTGTTTCTTTGTGTATTTCAGATATTTCATCTAAATCTGATTCACCCAATAAGAATTTTTGTTCCAAATAAGAACGAATCAACTCAATTTGAAACGCTTCATCTTTTACGTTACCAACTATATTTTCATTTATATTTTGATTTTGTTTTAACTTTGATATCGTATCGGTTCTGGTAATTGTGACTTCAGTTGGATTAAAAAGGGTTTTTAGTTTTGTAACAACTTCATTTAACATAGATGGTGGAGTATCTGAAAATCGTAATCTTAATTTTGGATATTTTGGTAACTTTGTATCTTTTTCATCATAAACCCATTGTGGTATTTCTCCACTTTCTATATCCACAGTTAGATATCCATACTCATTTTTAATATCAAATTCTTTGTATGTCTTTTCTTCTATATCCCACAATAGATAACCGTGTCCTTCCAATAATTCCCCATGATTTTGTTGTATCATTGAACCACAATAATTTACTATAGGAAGTTTTTTATCTTTATCATAATTTTGTAAAGTTTGCCGTTTATGAATATCTCCCATAAGAACCATATCAAAACCATCAAACATATCAGTTGTAAATGATTTGGAACTTACACTATAACCGATATCCGTTTCTGCCTTGTTTACCGGCCCGTGAAAAAGACATATCTTTGTTTCACCATCTATGCTATCCGCGGTTGGCCAATTTTCTTTGTTATCTAAAATAGAGTAAACTACAAACGTTATATTTTCGTGTCTATAAACACCTGTATTTTTTAAATAATGTAAATTCGGATTATTGATATATTCTACAATTGGTGAAATGGCATCCAACCGATAACTATTGTTTAGATTACAATCGTGATTTCCGGTGATTACAAACGTAGGCTTTAATTCTGCACATTGAGTTAAGAACCAACTCATCATTTTAATCAACTCTGGTGACATTTCAGTTTTTGCATGCACCAAATCACCACCAATGTAAATAATAGAATTTTCTAAATTATCCACCCTTACTCTTTCCAAAAAGGCATCAAATACCATTTTGTATTCTTTATGTCTTTTTAGGTTGCGGATGTGCAAATCTGCAATATGGTATATATATTTTACATTCATATAGTTTGTAGTTTTGAAAAAATGTTTGTATCCCATTCTGTATATGGGGATTCCTTTATCAACTCCGTAGTTTGTTTGAATCCCATATCCCCAGCATCAATTTCATCGTTAGGTATGATATTTTTTACCTTTATCCCGTTGTTGATAAAATAATTGGTATATTTGAAACTTTCATCAAATGCATCCCTGTCCAAAATGATTGTGATTTCACTTACCCCCTTTTCTTTTATTTTTTCCATTAGGGATTTTGGTATAAACTTACCTAAAAGTGGAATCACATTTTTTCGAACTGAAAATGAATCAAATACACCTTCAACCAATGTAATGGGCTCATCCCAATTGATTTGATTTTCAAACACAATTACATTTCTGTTAACAGGTGGATTTTTGTATTTCATTTTGTTATCCGTATAAAATGTTCTTGCAACAAAATAATTTAACTCACCTTCCTCTGTATAAGATGGTATGATAATTCTACCCTCATATAACCCTCCTTCACAATATCCAATATTATATTTTCTTATCATATCTATTCCAACCCCCCTTTGTTTAAGATAATGAATGGCTTGATTATAGTAAGGATTTATAGAGTGGGGCTTATCCCTTAGAGAAACAAATTCTTTTGGTAATTTTAGTTGAACTTTTTGTATTTCTTTCGTATCTTTGGAGTGGTATGTAGAATCATCTCCGTAGATTTTATGGATTTTCTGTATTTCGGAGTATTCAACATTTAATTTTGATAGAAGATACGATATACTTCTTCCCTTGGAATCACATACCCAACAATGCCATTTTTGGTTTTCTATGTTTACTTGTAATTTCTTTTTGTGGTGATGACAAAAAGGACAATAGTGAGCTCGTTCACCACCTTTCATAGACGTACCAATACCAAGTGAGGAATCTAAAATTTTGGTTACATCAGTTTTTTGTTTTACAGATAACATACATCTATAATATACAAAAAAATTTGGTAAATGTCAAACTAAAATGATGTGCTTTTTACATCCAATAGAAAATCATGCAATCTCCATAACTTTTGAACAGTTTCAGGACTTCGTTTGGTTCTTTCAAGTTCAGCAATGATTTCTTTAACAGATTTTGCGGCCACTACCAATCCATCATCTCGCGAACCTAACGCGTTATCTGATATTTTATATTTAATTGCAACTTCTTGTAACGTCATATCTTATTTATTTTTAGGTTTATTTTGTATCTTTTGGATACCACTTTCCTTGTATATTAGAGTTTAGGAATTCATCCCTTTCTAACACGGATTCGGTAAATAGTTTTTTTGTTTCTAAATAACTTAATTGTTTTTTATTGTGGGCAAATTCTAAAATTTCTCTTTTAAAATCTGAAATACTACCTTCTTCCAAAAGTTGTTTTATTTCATCGTTACTCCCCACATAAGATTTCCAATCACTTTCTTTTTTTACATATTTGAAAGTAGGAGAGATTGCCCGTTCACCCCTTAATTTCTTTTCTTCTTTTATTCTTTTCTTTTCCTTCTTTCCTATTCTTTTCTTTTGAGTATATACTAATTGTTTTTTTCCGATATATTTTTTTCCGGTTGGTAAGTGGGTAATTTGATATACAAAGCCAAAAGTGTTTTCGGGAAAATCTTCTAATTCAGTAATTTCTTTGCCATCATATAACCAATTCATAAGGTGTTAATCTCTCGGAACAGAATCAGAGTATAGTTTGGTATTTACAACACCACCTCTCGCACGTTTTAGTGCACCTTCATCTTTTGCCAAATCTTGTGATGGAGCGAATTCACCTCGTGGGTTATCATCTGAAACAGGAGTTGTATCAACCCCTTTCAAATTTGCCTTTGAAGTCAATGGTGGTTGTGTTTCTAATAATTCTTTTAAGGTTGCCATAGTTTTTGTATGTTTGTTTTATATAAATATCATTATTTTTATTTTTAGGTATCTAATCTAACCAAAAAGTTTATCGGATAATCTGGTAATGATTTTATGGGAGTTGGGAGTTTTGCAACCGCCACCATAGCCCCTGTATCATCGTATAAACCAATAGTGGTTATATAAGGAGTTAGATAAGAACCCGTTGGGTCAACCGATGATGAATATTCATAATCACCAAATCCACCCGTTGTAGTTGAATCAAACGAAGATGTAAAGTTATATAATTTAATAAACCCGTTATCTACTGCAGATGGATTTTGTGAAACATTAAACTCACCTTCTTCTACATTAAGTAAAATTTCAGTTTCATAAATGGTAGTGGTTGCTCTATAATCTAGTGTAAATTGGGATAAAGTAGAACCCGATACTACTGAATCTGTAAGTATAATTAAACCTCTATCATAAAAAACGTTTCCTGCAATACTGCCACTAACACTACCACTTCGTAAATTAGAATTTGTGTCATCTACATAAGTATTTGAACCATCAATCAAATTTACAGAACCCCTTTTTATACCTTCACCAAAATTACTTTGTGGTATGGATATAACCCCTATCTCACTTCCAATACTACGTTCATCCGTTGATGCATACGAATTTCTAAAACCCACTTCTGTCAATATAGAAGAAGTAGCAGGGTTTGTATAAAATTGAGATTTTATAGAATCATATAAGACACGTTTGTAAACTCCATTTGTTTTTTCATCTGTTAATGGGTCAAATAAAGAACCCGTAATTTGTTTTGCAAAATATGGGGTTATCGTATTTTCAGTAAACCGATATTCTTTATGAACTCGTAATGGGTTTACACTTATATTTGATGGTGGTATCGTCTTTAGCATATTCTGTATTTATCTATAAATATGGATTAAACAAAAAACCCCCCATTTTTTAGATGGAGGGTTAGTTTAGTTATAATGATAAGTATTTCTCAAAATGATAATTTTACTTTGATTAATATTTCCCGTTCAAATGATTTTGGAATAGGCTGTGATGTCTTTGCAACCGCAATCAATTCGTTTGAATCATTGTATAATCCAACAGTGGTAATATATGTTTTTGGGTCTGTTTCAAAAGAACTTTCCACAAAGGTTCCATCATCATTTGTATAAGTTGGATTATTAGAATAGTTAAACTCTCTGTTGGTTGCCCTTACAAAATAATGTTGTGTTTGAACGTTTTCAGTTCTACGTGATTGGAAATCTGCACCTAATTGAATAGCGGAAAATAAACGAGAATGATTTTGTGTATCGTATGTAGTTACCAATGAACCACTCACATTTGCTGTTTCAGAATGTCCACTACCCGTTGAAAAGGTAACTTCTCCAACCGTATCTCCAATTGCACTAGGATTAAGAATGACTATACCCCTATCAGGATAAAATAATCCATATCCTTCATCATTTGATGCAGTTGTTGTATTTACAGTCACATCACTTTCCGTTCCCAAATTTAGAGAACCACTCACTACTTTAAATACTCTACCAGCACTACCCAAAGTATCACCAAACTTTTTACCACTATTATCTACAAAGGTAAATAAGCCATTAGAACCAGATATGTTTAGTGACCAGTTTCCTGGATCCATTTTTTCTCTGAATCTACTTCGGGATAAATTAATGGCGAATATGTCATTTGAATCTTGAGCTACACCACTACCATTTTCAAACTGAAATTTTTCATCACCACTATCTAACAAAGTAGATGCATATTGTTTGTAAGTTGCTTTGGTTGCAAGTGTGGATGTATCATCATTTTGTAAAGATACGGAACCACTTCCGTTTACATGTCCATATGCAACTGCGAACTGAACTTCAGAATCATTGTTAGATGGTGTTAAATTATATACATTGTAATAATAATCACCACTTTGAGCCACTTGTGTAGATGAAGTAAAGAAAGATGTTAAAGAACCAACATCACCACTCCAAAGTCCAGTAGTAACTACTTCTACCTTAGAATCCACTCTATCAAAATCTGTAAATCGTTTGTATAAACCAGTTGCACCCACAGTTCCAATTTGAAGTCTTTGAGATGGTTCTAGTCCTTGATTTACAATTCTGGCCAATTCTACTGAATCAATAGTTTGATTATTTGTAATATAGTTTTGAATTGCTGCTGTTGTTTCTGGATTTCGTATAATTGCCATAATATATTATTTCCTTTATCGTATTTTTATGATGTTGCTGTAGATACTCTATATGTTACAGTAACTGGAATCGTTTGCGAACCACCTGTTTCGTTTCCATAAACGGTAATAGTAGTTGCTACATCTCTTGTTAAATTTGGATTTGGTTGGAAACTAAACTGCAGTCCCGTTACCACTTGTGCGTTTGTTGAAACTTCACTACCTATTGTAGAAGCAGTTGCACCGGATTGAGTTGCCCCCCTTACCACAGATAAAGTTCCTGCCCGTTGATCAGCCAATACAACAGTATATCCCAAATTACGATTTCCTTGTGGAGATGTAGTTGGTGATAGAGCAACACCACCTTCATCTTGTTTTACACTAATGGATTGAATACCCAATGTTACAATAGGAATTTGAGTAGTTCCTTTTGGTAAAGTTACTAACTTATATCGTAATGCTTGTGTTTCATCAGGTGTTGCTTCCAATACCGGAATTGCGGTAATAGCAGAATCATAATACGCAGAACCCAAAGGATGAGCAGGTTCGTATAATGAATAATCTACTTCATCATCCCCCAACGCAAATTTTGTAATGTTTAATGATTGACCAGCTGATAATTTTTGTCTACCTTTTTTTGTTAGGATAGCATCAACTGTAATCGAAGTGTTGTCCAAATATGCCATAGTTGTTTTTATTAAATTTGTTCTCTATAATAAATATAAACAATTTATTT